TTAACAGTTAATGGAACTACAACAACTGTCAATAGTAACACAGTTAATATTGGAGATAATATACTTGTTCTGAATAGTGATGAGACAAGTGCTCCTTCACAGAATGGTGGAATTGAAATTGAAAGAGGTACATCTACTAATGTATCACTTCGTTGGAATGAAACCTCAGATAAATGGCAGTATACTAATGATGGTACTAACTTTGAAAATATAGGTGGTGGTTTTACATCAGGAATGATCATGATGTACAAAGGAACTGTTGCTCCTAGTGGATGGGTAATTTGTGATAATTCTACAACGGCTCAAAATGCTGGAGCTCCAGACTTAAGAGATAGATTTGTTATTGGTGCTGGTAATACATACAGTCTTAATGACACTGGTGGTAGTGCTGATGCTGTGATTGTATCTCACGATCACAATGCAAACAGTGGTAGTGATGGAAATCATGTTCACAGTGTAGGTGCTAACGGAACCACTAACAACACAGGTAATCACGAACATGGTGATGGTAATTATGGAACCAATAATACTGGAAACCACTCACACAACCAGAGTGGAAGTGGAAGTGGTAGTACAGGAAATCAAAGTGCTAACCATTATCACACTACTGACACTAGTGTTAATACTGGAAGTGATGGAGTTCACCAACATAGATGGGGTACTGATGATCTTATAGGAGCTCAGGGTGGGACCAACAACCCAGATGCTAGTGGTGGTACTGACTGGAGAGCATGGACAGATTCACAGGGTGCTCACAGTCACACCTTCAACTTTACACATGATACGATGGGAGTTAGTCAGAATCATACACATGATTTTAACTTTAACATAGGTGGAAGCACTGGTAATGATGGATCTCATAGTCATAACGTAACGGGTAATTCTGGTAACGGTGGATCTCATTCACATAACCTCAACATAACTGTAAATGAAACTACTACTGGCAATCATGCTCACAATGTTTCAATTGATTCTGAAGGTAGTTCTGGAGTAGGTAAAAATTTACCACCATATTATGCTTTAATGTACATAATGAAACTTTAGGAGAATTAACAATGGATGATAATACTTTTAATAATTGGGTCAAGATAAGGGATGCTATGAAATCCCAAGGTATGACCGAAACTAAATTTTATAATAGAGCATGTATATGTTCTGAAACAAGAGAAGATCCTGGAATTCCTGGATATGACGAATATTACCAGCACTTTTTAAAGATTCTGGACATAGCATAAATAATAATAATTGTTATAGTTTAATATGGATCCAGCTAGTTTGAAAATTGAATTTGAAAAACAAATTAAAGATGCAGATCAAAAGATCTATGCAGCTGAAAATACTCTGAAACAACTTCAAGAGTATAAAACAAAATTATTAGGTGGATTGGAAACTCTAGATCTTTTAAATCCAAAGGATAATCAAGATCCAGTAGTACCTCCAACACCACCAACTGAATAAATAAGAATTAATCTAGGTAATTAAATGGCAGCTATCCCCCTAAATCTACTATTGGAAAAAGGTACGGATTTTGATGCCACCTTTAATATACAGAATGAAGATAGTACTACACCACTTAATTTAACTGGGTATACAGCAGAAGCTAAGATGAGACGTAGTTACTATTCAACTACTTCTACTAATTTTAATGTTACTTTTGTAGATCGTTATAATGGTGTACTACAAATTAAATTACCTAATGCTACTACTTCTGCATTAGATCCCAGAAGATATGTTTATGATATTGTCTTAACCTCACCCCAGAGTATTAAAACACGTGTTATAGAAGGGATAGTTGAAGTAACTCCAGGTGTAGTCTGATGCCTAATTATAATGTATCAGTAAAATCTTCTAATTATCAGGTTCTATCAGAACCTCAGAAGAAATATGCTGTTGGTGTTAACTACGAAATACCTAGTAAATATCTTCAGTATGGTAATGAGATACTCAATACTACTAGTTGGGTGTTTAATGGAACTAATGTAGGGTTCCCTTTAATTGATCCAGCTGGTGATCCATACACTCCCATTAATGATCAACAATTAATTGTATGCATTAATGGATTAGTACAAGTTCCAGGTATTGATTATACTGTTAGTGGAACTAATTTGATTTTTACTGTTGCTCCAGGAGCAACTGATACTGTATATGTTGTAGGTCTCTCTACAACTGCTGACCTCACAAGAACAATTAATTTTGTTGTTGATGCTGGATCAGCACCTATGTCTTCTGGTATTAAAGGAGATATGACATTAGATGTCACTGGTAAGATTCAGTCATGGACTCTTATTGCTGACCAAGAAGGTCAAGTTCAGTTTGATATTTCAAAATCAGATTATGCTAATTTCCCTAATTTCTCCTCTATCTGTGGTACTGAAAGACCTCAGTTAGGTGATATAACTACGGGAGCAGAAGCAAGAATAAATACAAATACTACAATTTCAACTTGGAACGCCAACCTTAATGCTGGTGACATACTACAATTTGAGATTGTTTATTCGCTAAATATACAAAGGTGCGTAGTGGCATTGAAGCTCGCACTATAATACATTATAAATAAGTTCATATAGGAAGAAAACACGAGGAGTTAACTTAAATGGCACTGCTAGTTACCGACCAGGGTGAGATTGATTCACTCCGTACGTTATTGAATGCAACGCACACTATACCAAGGAACTTGGTACTAAAGCTTTACACGAGTAACACCACTCCTGCGGAGTCGGATGTTCCTTCGTCTACAACGTATTTTGAACCATACAACGCAAGTAATGCGACAGGATATGGTTCCGCACCTACAACTGGATATCCAGAAGTAGAAAATAATAGAACTGAGGAAGATCAAGACTTCACTGAACAGTATGGTATCCTACTAAACGGTAACCGTTGGACTATTGCTACTGAAGTAAATGCTGTTGCAGCAGGTAGAGCAGTTACTGGTACTGCTGGTAACTACGGAGTAACCGTTGATGATGCAACTGATATCAAGAAAGGTGACTATGCAGAAGGTGCTGGTATTCCTGCAAACACATATGTCGTTGATATTCAAGGAACAGACCTTGAGTTGAGTCAGCAATTGACTGCTGATATGACTGCTGTTGCAACAAACTTTGGTAGAGGTAGAACTACCGCTTCCTATCCTGAGAAAGTTTTCACATTTACATCTGCTGCTGGTAGTGTATATGGTTATTACCTAGCACGTGCTAACAACATGCCTGTTACATTACAAGGTGTTGTTGATGGTGGATCAGTTGCTGCTGGTACTACAATCGCTAAGACAGGTTGTAAGGGAGTTATTGGTTTCAACTATATTAACCTTCTTGATGTTACTCTAAACAGAACAGGGACTGGTACTTCTGGTACATATGAAATTGCAGTCAATGATGCTGCTGATATCGTAAAAGGTCAACGTGTTGTTGGTACAGGCGTTGCTACTCAGACAAGAGTAATTGGTGTTCAAGGAACTAACATCTATATTGATAAAGCACTCACAGGTGCTCTTTCTGGCACAGCACTTGAATTTAAAGTTAATGTTGCTGAAGACCTAACTCCAGGACAGGCAGTTTCTCAAACTGCAACTCCAAATGGTATTGCTGCTGATACAACAGTCGTTGGTATTGACTTTGAAACAGTTACTGGTGAAATTGGACCTCGTGTTTATCTAAGCAATGAATTGGTAGATAACATTCAGGTATCAAATGGTAACGATCAAGTTAAGTTTGATTTCTCTGTTGTAACAACAGATCCTGGTGGTTCTGCTGTTAACCATAACTTGAAAGTAGGTGATGTAATATACATTTCACAGGGAACATCAAGTACAATTCCTGCTGCTCATTACACAGTATTTGAAACTCCATCAGCAAGTACAATCACTACAACTCCAGCACTTTCTGGAACAGGTGATGCGACTTTATACGCAAGTATATTCTTCGCAGAAAGATTCACAAATGGTCCTTATGCCATTCAGAACAACGGTGACCAAATTAAGGTTACTCTAAATGTCAGCCTAGACTGATTATACATAGGATATACCCAATTTATATTCTTAACTTTGTGGGGGTTGCAGTTTGCGACCCCTTTTTTATTGGTCATTAGGTTTATATGTTCTATACTTACGAGTCAGGAGGAAGAGTCTCTAGACCTATAAGTGATTATAGGTCTGAGGTTTTGTCTGGCTCGTTTGCTGCTAGAGGTTTAGAAAGTTTTAATTTTAATCAAGGTCCAGCAGTACCACTCAGTGATATTGGTGGTACTCTTGCACAGTATGCAGATCTTAGTATATACAATACTCAAAGCTACAGATCAGGACTAGGAATATTAAATGGTGCTCAGACATCACAGCAAGATGTACCTGAAGGATATGTACCACATCAGTCTGGACCAACATATACATGGACAACTAATGAACTTGATGGTAATTTAGATCCTAACACTAATCGTGTATTAGTACCAGCACCAAGTAAGTTTTTATTATTAAACAATGCTGAAGAGAGTAAATCATATAGTTATCATCCAGCAATTATTGATGTATATGAAGAAGTTAATTATGGATTGATAACTGCTAATGCTACAAGCACAAGTAATAATGGTCTAGTTGCAGACCTTAATGCAACACAGGTAGAATATGGACGCATCATTCATGTTGGTAATTTAGAATCCTTTGGATTCAATAAGACACTTAATGAAGCTTCATGGAAAGCCACTAGTGCATGGGTTGGTGAAGGAAGACTTATATCATTTGGTAATCAATCATCACCTGCCATATATGGTTCAATCACTGATGGTAAGGTCCGACTTAGTGGTACTGCGGATGTTGACTATTCTCCTGCCATTGACGGCAGGGGAATCCTTCCGCTACAAGGAGACTCAGTTGTTGGATTTGCAGCTGGTATCACTGGTAGTGGAACTCTTAAGAAATTCACTGGTACATCAGAATCAATTACAGTTAATCCCGATGAGAAGCAGATGCTCTTCTCATTCCTTGGAGTAGTAATAGAGAAAGATGTTAATGTTTATAATGGTTCTGGATCTATTAAGAACTTATCTACGGTAGAGATTGATAAGTCTTATGCATGGAATGGTTCTGGAACAATCACGATAGAATCTGATAAGCCTGATCATTATCAGTTAAAAGATATTGCTACATGGGTACTTGAAGATATCAAGAGTAGACCTCTTGCAAGTATCAAGTATGAACTCTCAGATGAGAAGCATACAGAAGATTATAACGAATCTGCTATTGACAGATTTACAGAACGTGACTATGGATTAATTGTTGATCCAAGTCTATTAACTTGTGTTCCTGCGAGTGGAACTATAAGCACTAATACTGTAGCACCTAGTGGTTGCATTAAGGTTGATACAGAATTAGCACTTAATGCTACTTATAGTATTCCTCCTGCTATTACATCTCCCACATCTTATGTTGATTGGGGTGATATTACTACCATTGCTTCCCTTCAACAGGATTGGGGTGAACTTCTTGTTACTAGTGACCTTATGCCCTTTGGTGGAATTAAGGTTGATCCTAATGTTGGTGCTGCTGATAAGTTCCTACCTAGTTGGACAAGTCGTGGATACATCAGTAAGCTTAGTGGTGAAGCACGAGTACCACTTGATGTTGGTGTACGTGGTACTGGTGGATTTAGATTCCT